CAAGGTGTATCGTGAAGATATAAGAAACCGAATTTCTTGGGCGCAAAAGAAGTCTGACAGGGTATAGGGTGTAGTTGCTGAAATCTGTTAACTGTAATACTATGCTAGTATCATGAAGCCCGTTAAATGGTTGCGGATACTAGCAATACCCGCCCTTGCACGACCATATCTAGGATACCTTCAAATAATATCGACAGCTAAAATTTTAGAGACACTCGCAAGACCTCTATTTGATTAATTGTTATCTAATAATATTAATTTGAGGAATCCAGTTATGGAACTTAATGGCGTACAACAAACCGAATTTGATAACTATGTTCATGCAGTCTTCCAAAGTGAAGGTAATCTTCTAGTTGACGTAGCACGCGAAAGAATGGGTGTCATCGGAACAAGCGAACAATTCCGAGTATCTAATCAAGTAGTGGCTACACAAAAAGCTCCACAAGATGCTTTAGTACCACTTAACATGAGATTTGACCCTGTTACTGCAACACTTGCCAACTGGTCGGCTCCTGATTTCGTTAATATCTTCGAGCAAACAGATGTAAACTTTTCAGCTGGACGTGAAGTAGCTGAAGGTGTTGCACGTGCTGTTAATCGTAGACGTGACCAAATTTGTATTGATGCATTAGACGCTTCTGCTACAACTAACACTATCGCTGCTGCCGGTACTGGTTTTCCTTTTGTTAAGTTCGAAACTGCTATCGAATTCTTAGCAGATAATAACGCCGGTCGTGGTTCATTGCATTGCGCTATATCGGCTGCGGGTCAACGTCAGCTATTAGCTGAAGAGAAAATGACTAATCAGTTCTACGTTAATTACAAGCCTATTGCTGGTGCTGGTCTGGATGGTGCAACAATCCAAAATGTTAAATTCACATTGATTGGTTCAATGTTAGAAGGTGGTTTGCCAATCACTGGTAACATTAGAACTTGTTTCATGTGGAATAAAGAAGCTATGGGTTATGCATCTTCTTCATTAGCGAAGACAGATATGCAATGGCAGGGACTATACGAATGTTGGTTAATTAATGCTCGTATTAAAGCTGGTGCTGTGGCAGTTGATGATACTGGTATAGTTAAAATCGACATAGACGAATCAGTTTAATAAGGGGATAAGATAATGGCATTTGTACCGAATAACTTAGTAAAAACTCAAGGCTATGCTTCTGATTCAGATGCAGCTTTGAATGTGTTTAAATATAATTCACTAACCGACACCCAAGCAACTGTTGAGGCTGTTGGTTATTTCACTTCTGCGCATGATGAATTAGTTCTTAACGACCTAATGTATCTTGTAATGGAAACAGGTACAGCTCTAGGCTTGTATTATGTTAGTGCTAAATCGGCTGCTGGTGTTATCACTATCTCAGGCTTTGCTACTATAGGTGCTGGCGGTGTTGGAACAGCTCAGTTAGATACTGACGCAGTTACTACTGTTAAAATTACTGACTTAAACGTTACTACTGCTAAGCTTGCAGCTAATGCGGTTACTTCAGCTAAGACAGCAATTAACTTGACGCAATATGCTGTAGTTACTTTGTCAGCGGCTAATGTAGCAGCTATGTATGCAACTCCGGTTGTTCTAATTGCAGCAGGCGCAGCAGGTACCCTGCATCGTGTGCATGACTTAGAGTTAGTATGTGATTATGGCTCTGCACAATTTACAGCTGGCGGCGTATTTTCATTACAATATGACAGTACAGCCAATGGTGCTGGGTCTTTAGCGTCAGCAGGAACAGCGGCATCTGTTATTAATGCATGGGCAGCTGATTCTTCTTTAGGTGTTCTTGGGGCTTCTGAAAATGCAGATGCTTCAACTAAGATTGCTAAAGGAATTTACGCTTCTAATCTGACTCAGGCTTTTGCGACCGGCGATAGTGTTGTTGATGTACACATGTGGTATTCCACTGTAGCTGGCGGTTTATAATAACCTAGTCCGTATCGGGGGGCATTTTTTAGACGGGGTGCTCCCCACCTTTAATTAGACAAGGATTTACTATGCCTGGAATCCCATATAATCGAACAAGTATAATTTCAAATGCGTTCGTTTTGCTGGGTAAGCCTAGCATTACTTCTATTCCATCTGGCGGCCCTGTTGCGCAGGACGCAGACCAGATTTACGATATGCTTATGGCCGCAGAACTCAGCAATCCAGACTGGAGATTTGCTACAACTGTCGCCCAACTATCCCAAATAGCTGGCGTTAATCCAGGTTACATGGGATACAGCGCAGCATATCAAAAGCCAGCAGGTTTATTAGCAATATGGGCGATATGGCCACAAAGACCATATGAAATCTTTGGTGATAGAATTTGGACTACTGGCGGTGGTCAAGTAATCCAATGTGAATATAGAGAAGTAACATCAGAAAGCAAAATGCCAGCTGTGTTCCTAAACTATTTCACTTTCGTACTTGCCTATAATCTAGGTATAAGCTTAACAGAACATGACAAGATACTAAGCAGACTTCAAGAGCGTATGAATGTTACACGTTCTATAGCTATGGCTGTTAATGCTCAAGAAAGACCAAACAAGTCAATACAAAGCAGCCCGTGGGTATCTGTAAGAGGTAGCGGGGTTGGTGGATATGGCGGTACTGGTGGATATACTTAATGGCTGCAAGAAATCTAGTAAATAATTTTACGGCTGGTGAGCTAGACCCTAGATTCCTAGCAATGGTAGATTTAGACTTCTATCACAAGGGCGCTAGAAAGTTTCAGCAAGTAGTATCAATCCCTCAAGGCGGTTGCAAGCGTAAGTTTGGTTCTTATTATAGAGATATAATTGTCGATAGAGGCGATTCTAACGCGCCAATTACTGATAAAAGCTTAGTACGTATGATTATGTACGGCTATGACTCAGATGAAATATATACAATCATAATTAGACCTGATTCATCTGATGATGGCTCTAATCCTTACGTTATAGCTTTTGACATATACTTTGCTGGAGTATTGCAAGCAACCGTATATCCACCAGTTAATACATATACTACCGCGCAAATACGTGAGCTAAGATGGTCAGCGCAAAGCGACAGAATCATTTTATATCACAATGATGTAGCAATGCATCATCTGATTAGAACCTCAATGACGACCTGGACATGTACATTAATAACGCTTGTATATTATCCAAGTTATGACTATACGGTTATAGATAATCCAGCCGTACCATATACAGCAAATGGTCAAACATATACGCCAACAGGTGCTAGCGGAACTATAACAATAGCTAGAAGTGCTGGAACTTCCACACCCTTTACTGATAACCATGTAGGTGGTTTGATTTATGGTGATGGGGGTGTTCTAAGAATTACAGTAATTAACTCAAACATTAGTGTTACCGGTTATACGTTAGAAGATTTCGCCGTAGCTGCTATCCGTGGTGAGAACCTTGTAATAAAGGAAGCTGCTTGGGGGAATGCTAAGACGGGCGGGGTAGTAAATGGTGCCGCAAGGGGTTGGCCTGGTCATGGTTGTTCATATCAAAGCAGACATGTAGTAGCTAACTGGAAGTATGAGCCTGGTTTTGGTTCTGCATCTGTGGTTAAAGGCGTATATAACTTTGATGATTCTGACTCTGAGCCAGCGACAGGCTATACATTTGAGTCTGGTGACGATGGTAATGACGTAATTAGAGACATAATGTCTTATAAATCATTAATTACTTTAGGTTTTAAAGGCCCGTCTGCTACATCTGTATTGCTTGATACGCCTACTATATCTACTAATGTATTTGTTAACTCACAGGGTGGTGAGCGAGCTGCTAGAATTGACGGGAAGATGGTTGATAATCAGATTTTATATGCTGATTACAACTTTGAGAAAGTATATTCAATGACATTAGATGTGCCTGATACTGGTTATAGCATCTATGACATTAGTTATTACTCGGCTCATTTGATAACCGAAGCGAGATGGGGTGATGTATTTGACCCGCCGGATAGTGATGGCAAGTATTATGTATTGGTAAATGAGGATGGTACTTTAGCTGTTCTTCTATTAATAGCCCAAGAGAACATTAAGTCCTGGTCTAGCTGTTTTACTGTTGGCTCATATACTGATGTGGCTGGTGAGGGCAATCAAAGCAATGTGATTGTAGAAAGGCAGATTAGTACAGGCGCTACAATAGCTGGAACTGCTGATTTAGTTTATAGCGTAGAGCCTACATTCAATATATTTACTGATAAAACTACCGATATAGATGCGACAAACAACGTTACTTTCTTTACTGAAGATGACGCTTATATAGTTCTTGGTGATGAGATTCAGTTTACAAAGATAGATTTAACATTTTCTACACCAGCTAGTGCTAATGTTGGTTTAGTATGCCAGTACTTAGATAATACTAATACATGGAAAACATTTGCTGTAACTGATGGTACTACGGGCTTTACTGGAAACGGTAATATAAGCTGGAATTATACAGATGTGCCTCATTGGGAATCACAGACATTAAATGATGTAGAGCGTAAGTATTGGATAAGAATACAGAGAACAACTGATACATTGGTAACATCGCCTATCGTTAGTTTGATGCGTATAAACACGGCTACTAGATTGTATTATGAAAGCTTGGACTTTGGTATTTACATGGATGCTCAGATAGACACTACATCTAATGGCAATGGTGATATTACTGGGCTAGGTGCGTTGGCTGGTCAGTTATGCTTTGTATTTGCAGATGGGTTCCCAGTCGGTAGTTATATGGTTGTATCTGATGGAACTTTAGCCTTGGGTACTGTGTATGCTAGCGCGGTTATTAATATAGGCTTAGATTTGGCTCCTAAAGTTGTACCGATGCCAGCGGTTAGCTTTTTACAGAATGGTTATAATACATATAATCAACAGCATATTTCAGAGGCTTATATAGATTATTATCAGTCTTTGGGTATTACTGCTAATGGGCAACAAGTTGTACCTGTCGAAAGTGGTGGGTATATGACTGTTGCGGTACCTAAGTTGGTAACTGGAGTATATGAAATACCTGTCCATAAGGGATGGGACGCTAGACAAGAAATCGAAATATCACAATCATACCCAGCTCCGATGACTTTATTGGGCATTGGTTTAACCGTGGAGGTATCATAATGGATCCAGTAACTATAGGTTTATTTGTAGCTGCTAACTTTTCAGTATCAGCATTTAAAAATAAAGAGTCAGCTAAGGCTAGTCGTTCACAAGTTCAATTAGAGGTTGAGCAAGCTAAGCTACAAGCAGAAGAACAGGCGTATCAAGCCACTGTCGACTATAAAGAACTGATAAGTTTCAATGCTGCATTAGCTGGTATGGGCTTTGGCGGTAAAACAGGATTTACTAATGTAGCATCTAAAGACGAAGCCAATCTAAATAAAGACTTGAACAGTGCGGCTAAACAGCAAAGATTCCTAGATATATCAGCACAATTTAAGATGGCAGAAATTACAGCTAATAAGTTTACAAGCAATCTATCATCTGGCATTAATTCTTTATTAATGGCCGAAAAAATGGGTGCGTTTAAGGACAAGTCCAAAAATTTAGATGATGGCTCTACTAAGCTAGGTAAAAAATAATGGCAGAATTAAAATCATTACCAAGAAGAATATTTGAGCCTAACGCCCCCAAAGAGTCAGGCGCCAATATATTTGACAAGACTGGAAAGGTTATAGAGGCTGGCTTTGCTTCTGTAGCTAAGATGGTTAAAGATAGCAATGATGTAGAAGAAAAGGCTCTACAATCCAGAGGTACGGCTGATATTGATAGGCTAGGTAGTGAGTTTGCAGCACAGCCAATGCTAACACTTGAAGGTGTTAAGCAGTTTCAGCTTGAGGCCAATGCCATAAACAATGGTTATACGGCTAATGCAGATCAATCTATAAGCAAGAAGCTACAAGCTGACCTACAAGAAGCCAGCACAAAGCAAACAACAAAGTTAATTGCTCAGGCTTATAAAAACAATATTATAAACACCAAGAAACAGACAGCATTAACTATAACCTTGAATCAAAATCAAGCGGCTGAACATATAGCCAATGGTGACAAAGAGGCTGCTGCTAAATCTGTAAACAATATAAAAGAGCTAACCGACAATTTTGTAATGACTGGCGCGTCAGCTAAAGAAATACAGGCTATATCAGACGACACAGACATTAAAGTTTTGTCTGCACAAGCTAATTATCTTATGGCGCAGGCTGACACCGAGCAGGGCCGCACTGCGGTAATGAAGCAAGTGATTGCTTTGCCTGACACCGATGTAAATATAGGTGTTAAAAAGGCTGTATGGACTAATTATTCTAGGCTAAACAAGCTATATAAAGCAGCATCAGATATATCAGTTCCTTTAGCTAATATACAGACTGGAAACTCTTATAATAATCGCAATCTAGATACATCTACAGCTAACCAAACAGTTGCACATGTAGCAAAGGGCATATCTAGCAAGAATCAAGAGCCGCCAATAGAGCCGCAAATGTCACCTGTATACGAGATGCTGCCAAACAAGCTACTCGATGGTGATAGAGATGGTGAAGAAATATTAATGGGCGAATTTACTAACGCCATTATGTACGATATAGATTTGCCGCCACAAAGAGAACCTAACATATATGAATTAGCCCAAGCTCATGTAGCTACTGGTGCAAAGAATGCCACGTTATATACTGATAAGGTAGATAATGCGTTGAGGTCAGGAAATGGCCAACAAGCTTTTGAGGCTGCGAACTCTCTTACATTCGCATACGAGGCTAATCTGGCTTCTGTAGAGCTTAACGCACAGGCTGATACTATCTATACAGAGTTTAAAAAAAAGATAGACAGGGGCCGTACTGATTACGATGCTATGATTGATGAGGCTAGAGACTCAGTACTAAAGATTAGTCAAACAAACTTACAGCTTAACACTGACGCCTTTAACGCTATGTATTCACTACAGAGCAAGGATGGTAGAGCATCATTACTTAGACATTTAGAAGATGTGGCAGGTACAAGCAATATCTCTAATGCATCGTTGATTTCGTTTTATCATTCATTTAGGTCTGCATACATATTATCCGATGGCAATGAAATTACAGCACTAGACACATCTAAAAGAAATATGGCCAGAGATAATGGCTCTGACATGTTTTCACCTACTGCGGATAGCTTAGACCAAAGCATTGTTAGGCCAATTGGTGATGCAATAGACGCAGTTGAGCCCTTCTTAGGCATGGCTCATTGGGCCACTGGATATCTTAAGGGCCTTAATGAGTCCGATAGACAGTATGTTGGACAGCCACCAACAAAGGTATTAGCTGGGTTAAAGCCTATACAGATAAACAATCAGTTTGTAGAGCAGGTAGTAATCCTAGCTGACAAGAACAAAAACATTAAAGTAGCTGACCATTACAGTAAAATTAAAGACGCTACCGACTTTGAAAAGATGGAAAAGAATTATGCTTACCCACCACCTGTTTGGTCGCCTGAATATGGTGATTTAGAGGCGGCTATGTATATTTCTGTAGACTTTGAAGACCAAGGAATTGTAGAGGGTAGATTCTTCACCAAGGCAAATAGCCAGACATTTCAAAATGATACAGGCAAGCCAGTATGGGAAGGATGGGTCCAAGATAGAATGGGTAGAGAATATCAAATACCTGACGCTACAAGCCCCAATGGTAAGTTTATGGTAGTTGGTAATAACGCGGCTACATTTGCACCTGAATATGCCAAGCAGATTGGCAAAGAAAAAATGGAAGAGAACGTACAAGATTTATTGGTTGCCGAGGGAAGACAGATTTATCCTATAGCTAGCACAAGTATGTTGAAAAATTATAATAAGAGAAATGCATATAGAAACGCACCAGCAAATATAGAGAAGGCCAAAAGAACTATAAAGAAAAACATAGGCGGCAATACTGATGACTGAAGCGGTTGAATCGGACGCACCATCTAACTGGCAAAAGCGGGTAGAGGCATTAGAAAACGATAGAGATGGTGCAATATCACCAGGCTTTCAAATTGCAGCGCCTAGGTTTGCGGATGGGCCAGCTCCTCAAAAGAAGAGTGTAAGGGAAACATCTTTCGCAACTTTTAGGCAGGGATTAACTGGCACGGCTTTGTATGGTTTTTCTTTCGACCAGTCAGCTGTTGCTGACCCCGACTTTGTAGTTAATGACTTTATGAGGCCGCAGGACTATAGGTACCCGGTTCAAGCATCGCTATCTAAAAACCTAGAAGAGTGGCAGCGTTTCCAGAATGCTATGGATGCTAGAGACCATGACTACTCAATAATGCAAGCTAGACCGTTTCAATCGGCTTTGGTTTCATTTGCCGACCCAACGCTTATAGGCTTAGACCTAGCATCCTTTGGGCTGGCTCACTTAGCTACCGTTCCACTAATGGCTAATACTATAGGTAGAACCGTACAAGGCGCAAAGATTGCTGAAAGATTAAGGTATGCCCCGCGCTTAGCTAACATATTAGAGCAAGGTGCAGTAGGCGCAGGCGGTGCCGTAATAAGCACCTTGGCGCAAGAAGGCATTAAGAGCTCATCAGATGAGCTTTATCAAATAGAAGATCTCGGTACACATCTATTATTTTCGTCAATGATTGGAATGGCGCTTGGTGGTGCTGTGGGTTTACTTGGCAAGACTAGGGTTAAAGCGATAGAGAGTGATTTCATTGAAGGCTTTAGGGTTGGGCAAGAGTCACTTGTAGGGCCTGGGCCGATGAAGCCTTGGGATCCAAATGCACCGGCATCAAAGCCAAAGCTAGATATGAGGATGCAGGCAAGAGAGAAGCCTAAGCCAGCAAAAACATACGAGCAAGTTAAGGGTGAAGCTGAAACCTTGAAATGGGTAGCTACCGAGGGTGGTCTACCTGTAAGAAGTGCTGCATACCAAGATTTACGTAATAGCTTTAAGATTCTAGGCGAGAACAAAAACTTACCAGCTCCAATTAAAAGAGTGACCAAATTAATAAGCGCACCCGTTAGAAACATGTCGGCAACAAACAGGGCGTTATATTCACCATTTGGCAGCGCTAGATTAGGCGCAATATCATTAGCTCGCAATGCTTCCGAGTTTCTTGGCACTAGAAGCGGCTTAGTCGTTCAAAGAAGTGCGCAGAACAAGATTGAAGACCTAATGAATCATGCAGCTGAAAGTAACATACACTTCTATGAGCTATACATGAAGGCTAATGGTATTGAGCCTGGAAGATTTGCCACTGAGAAGTTAATGCTTAAAGACCGCCAATTTGACGAGACTAGCTTCTTTGAAAGAATGGGAACCGAAGTTTTATACGTTGGCAAGCCAGAGCAGGCAGGACGCAATGTAAATCCATTTGTACAGCAAGGTGCAGACTATGCATACAATACTATCTATAAGCCATATGGTGAGTTATTAAAGAAATATAACCTTATAGATAAAGGTGCTGATATGAGCGAGGCATTAAATTATCTAAACAGACAGTGGAAGAACAGTAAGTTACTTGATGCTCCAGAGGACTTTAAAGAGTGGCTAGCTGAATTCTATGATGAACAAAATGAAGCTTTAAAATCTATACTTCCAAATTATGGCAAGCAGAAGAAGTTTGCTAGAAAGTTTAGGACAGACTCTAGAAGGTTTGCAAAAGCCAACGAAGAGATTGAAAAACTAAAGAGCAACGTTGGCAAGACCCATGAAGGTGACATACATAAGTTAAATTCTGAAAATGAAAGCTTTGTAGACTCAGCACATGAGAAATATAACCTTCAGCGTGACAAGGTAGAGCAAAAGTATATTGGGGTAGGTGAAGACGGCAAGAACCTACCAGATATTAAGTCTACTAAAAAGCTATTAAAGTCAGAAGTGAAAGACGCTAGAAAGCAGCGCGATGAATTGACCGCAGACTACACGCGCCAAGTTAAAGAAATAGACACTAATATTAAAGATGTTAGGGTTAGGCGTGACATTACAGTTAAAGACATTAAAGATGGCAAGCGCGACGCGTTTATAAGAGCTGAATTTGATAGGATTAATGTTGCTCCGGAAGTAGAGCCAGGAATACCAGGCACACTAAAAGCTGATGAAAAAGCTATGCGTAGCTCTGAGCTAATTGATGTTGTGGCAGATGTTCAGGGTGCGGAACTTGACGAGCTTACCTTGCGTCAATTTAGAAAAGACTTAATTGCAGATGAAAAGCTATTAGCTACATTAGAAGTTGATGAGTTAAAGGCTGCCCGTAGAGCAGTAAACAAAGAAAAGACTGCCGTACTATCTTCTAATAAAGAATCTTTAGATAAGAATCTATCAGAAGCTACAGATTTGCTAGCAGAAGAATCAAAGCTAACAGGCAAGAAAGGGCAAGCTGGCAAGATTAACAAGATGATTGAGGTTAGAAAGAACCTTGAGCTTAAGGTTGTCGATCTAAAAGAAGCCAAAGAAATAGCCATACATCAACGTGGTGTAATGCAAAAGATAGCCAAGATACAAGAGCCTGTAGACAAATTAGAGTATTTACAGCGTAAGTTCTCACGTACTGGCCTAACTGCATATGCCGAAAGAAAGCAAGCAGAGAAATTAGCCGAATACATGGAGCGTAATAACGCCCCCAAAGAGCAAATAAATAAGTTATTAGCTAATGCTAGAGCTAAAGAGCGTAGAGCCATAGAGGACGCTAGCGTAGTAGATGAAGCGCTAACCATGTCCGATGAGCTGCTAGAGGGCTACAAGTTAGCAGAAAAAGACGCTGAAGACATGATTCCTTGGGACTTAAGAAGCTCCAAAACTGGCAGGCCATACAAGACATGGGACGCAGCAGAAAATCCTAAGTATTCTTATGACCTAGCAGAGAAAAGCTTCTACACCATAATAGGCCAAGAGGACGAAATAGTTACAAATCCTGTGCTAGCAATGATTAATGCAGATGGAACGCCGGGACTATTTAAGCCTAGGGCAATAAAGATGGCCGACGATAGGGCAGGAATAGAAAATTGGGTAGAAAGAGATATTAGGTTCCTTTCCCAAAACTTCATTGGCGGTATATCTGTACCCGTAGCACTTACCGAGACAATGCATGAACTTAATAAGCTGCCAATAGTTCAGCAAACAGTTAAGCGTATGCAGGTTCTTAACCCAAATATTGGGCCAGTAAAAGCATTAGACATGCCTACAGTAATGGAGCATTACACCGAGGTTCAGGGCGTTCTGCAAACAATGCTGCTTGATGAATACAGAATACTATCATCTGGAACAAGAGGCGAAGAGCTTAAGAAGCTTACCAAAGAATATGAGAAGGCTAAAAAAGACCTATCCGATATAGATAGACAGATTAGCGGTGTATTTGCTAATGGAATGAACGTTAATTCTAGAAACGCCTCTGACTTTGTAGACTTGTTTAATGGCTGGACTTCTACTACAACAAATAACAACATCGCCATATCAATGATGGGCGATTTAATGGCTGGTACTCTACGATATGGATTTAAAGACTATATCCAGAAGGGCTTGCTTCCATTGCTAAAAAGCAAAGAGCTAAGGAACATGTCGAAACAAGAGCTGCAATCAATGGGCCTTGCAATGTCTACAGGTCTTAGCACTGTATTGAAAAATAGAATATCTGGCAGAGAGTCTAGCCTTAAAAACTCTGTGATAGGCAGAAAAGTATCAAACTTTGCTGGCAGGCTTGGAGCTTATACAGGTTCAAGTAAGATGCAGGAAGTTACAGAGATAATAAACGGCGTTCTAGTTAAGAATTCAATACTAGAAATGGCTGAAAAAGTGGCCAAAGGCACCATTAGCAAGAAAGAATTAACCCACATGGCTCAGCGCTCTATATCTCCAGAGAAGGCAAAGGCTATACATGAGATGTTCAAGAAGTTTGGATGGACTAAAGAAGGGTCTAGAGGGATTGACCCAGCTAACATTATAAATGCTACACCTGGAGAGCTTAAAGCCTTTAGTGATTATCAGGCGTTTGTTAATGACGAGGTTAGAACTATAGTTGCCAGGCCGGGCGTTGGGTCGATGCCAAACTTCTACTATACACCCGCAGGTAAATCTGTAATGTACCTTAAGAAGTGGTTCTTTGCAGCTACTAATGATTTGTTTTTACCGGCAGCACAAAGGGCAGACAAAGAGGCGTTAGAAGGCTTTTCAACAATATTTGCTATGGGGGCATTACAGTCTGAGGTAAGACAACTTTACAGGGACTCAGAAGAAGAAGAGTTTAGCCTGGAAGGTTTTATATCTGAAGCTCTAACCAACTCATCACTATTTGGAATATATTCATTTGGAATAGACCTAGGTTTAACTTCAGGGATTATAGATGGAAATGGTGGAGCTAGGTTTGACCCTATGAATGGAATGGCCAACTTAATAGCAGGGCCAGGAGTTTTGGGAACATCAGAAAGAGCATTAAACATCTTGGGTAGATTAAGAAAGATTACCACGGATGATGACAGGCAGTTTAAATATAAAGATCTAAATTATCTTTTAAGTACGGGCGCTCCTATGTATAGGTTTGCTCCAATATCAACAGTGGTCAAACCAAGACTAAAAGAATACTTCGAAAGTGTGGGGCGTGGAAAAGATGACTAAGGACAAAAATACATGAGCATAGCAATACAGAATGTACCAACAAGGGATTTGTACACTGCCACTGCAGCGCAAACAACCTTTACTGTAAGTTTTCCGTTTTATGATGAAACGTATTTGGCGGTATATAAGCGTGCATCAGGGGCCACACCTAGTAACACTGCGGACTTGCTAGTTCTTGGCGGTGGAAATGATTATACCACTACAGGTGCAGGCTCAGAGACAGGCGGTACAATAGTATTAAACGTTGGGGCGACGGTAGGAGACATTATATCTATAGTAGGCGTAGAGCCGATTGATAGAACTAGCGTGTTCCAAGATTTAAACTCATTTACTGTAACTATGAATCAACAGCTAAATGACCTAACCATAATGAGCCAGCAAGTTAATACTGTTCTTAACCAGCTCACCCCCAAATATAGAATAGATGAATTAGTAAGCCCAAGCGCGAGGCCATTAAATCTTGAGCTGCCAATATTAAATCAAGATGAGATCTGGATAGGTCGCGGAAACTCAGGAGACGCAACCGACGACATAATAACAGCCACAGTAAGCTCAGCTAATCCAGTAATCTTTTTAAATGTAGATTATTTGATAGGCGAGGCCGAATCTAGACTACCAAACGCTCAAGTATTGGGTGGTTCTGGTAACGGGATAATGTGTAATAGCGACACAGGGACGGTGGGAACTGTAGTTTATAGAACTCTAACAGCTACAACCGAAGAAACATCAGTATCAAACGGAACAGGTGCAGCGGCCAACCCAACAGTTGGACTAGCTGATAACCTAGTAATGCCAGGCACCGAAGGCTTTGTTTTGCCAGTAGGCACGACAGCGCAAAGGTCAGGGGCTCCAGTAGACGGCGAAACTAGATGGAACTCAACTACATCTGAATGGGAAGGTTGGGACGGAGCCGCGTGGGTTGACTTAGTTAGTACTGGAGGCGGGGTTGTTGCTGCAACCTACCTAACTGCAACTGATGAAACGGCTAGCCTGGCTAGTAGCGTTGATTTAGGAGATTTGGCGACAGGTCTGCTATTTGGAACTGTTGCACTCGGAACATCAACAATATCATCAAAGGCCATTGGTACAGATGTTCAAGCATGGAACGCCGGGCTTGACGCTCTTGCTGCATATAATACTAACGGCATATTAACCCAAACTGCCGCAGACACATTTGTTGGAAGAACTTTAACCGGAACAGCCAACGAATTAACCGTTACAAACGGTGATGGCGTAGCTGGAAATCCAACCTTCTCATTGCCAGCAGCTTTAACATTTACAGGCAAAACCGTAACTGGCGGTGCGTTAGCTGGAATGTCTGCAACAACATTCACCTACACAACTGGCGGAATCGGAACAGCAGTAACTGGCGTAACTCAAGCGCCAGCAGATAACAGCACGCTAATAGCCACAACGGCTTATGCTGACGCGGCCGCAGCAGGGGGTGGTGCAACTACAGCACTAAACAACCTTGCTTCAGTGGCAATAAACACTAGCTTAATCAGTGATACTGACGTAACAGATGACCTAGGTTCATTAGCGATTAGATGGAACGATATTTATGCAGGCGGTCTTTACGCTGGTGGAACTGCGGCTGACGTACTATTAATCGGGGCATATGACGTGGATGGCGCGGCTGTTGCGGGCTTCATTACGCTAACATCTAACAACACGCCGACATGTGCTTTCTCTGGCGATATCACCGGAGTCACCCAGGCACCAAGTGATGGAAGCACCAAGCTAGCTACAACGGCATATGCTGACGCGGCCTCAGTAGCGGGAG